TATAAATCAATTTTTATAAATTATTATTTAATTTTATTACATTTTATTACATTTTATTACATTTTATTATATTTCTATCATTTCCCACTCTGGTAAGAATAAATCTTTTGTGTTATCTTTACAGTCTTTATTAAACCATACAGACGGGTAATATACTTTCTCTGTGTCTTTATTCAAATACGCACCCCACCAACTAAAGTTGGTATTAGCAATAATGTTGACTCTACACAAAGACATTAATAACATTTGTTTCCAATCTTCAATTTCGCTATTTACATAGACAAAATCGTGTTGGTGTTTCATCTTTAAATTATTAATTATAGCATCAACACCATCTTTGTCGGGTTTATTGTAAAATACTAGAATCTTATAATCAACAGGAATCAATGCCAATGCTTCATCATAATAATCTTCACCTACGAATGGATTATTATTATCTTCGTCGCACATTGAAATCGACATACTTGCTATATTGTGTTTATCTAAATATTCGAAATACTCGCTTTGTATTAATAATTGTTTATGTGCAATATTGAATGCTAGTATTAATTTATCCTTGTAATGATTGAAATATTTAAAACTTTGAAATTTTCCATCGAAGCAAACATTGTCTACACTTTCGTATATTATTTTATAATTAAAAGACGTTTCTTTATATATCGGATGTTTCGTTAATAACAGCTGGTTAATGTGGTCGATATCTTTAAACCTACCATTACCTGACGTATATGGTTTAAGATTGTCAAACAGAGTTTCCCAGTATGTTTTATTTATACTATCCTCATTGCAGAATTCATCACTGTACAATTTATCACTGTATGGAATGATAAAACTCTTACTGTGTTTTATAGAATGTGAAATAAGCGTACATAGTTGAAATAATTGACTTCCTAAACCTCCTCTTAAATTAAGTGTAATCATATGACATCTTTATAGATTTAAAATAGAAGACAAATCCGAATAATACAGAGATGTAGTTTATTCAAGTGCATATATATATCGATCATTATTGTAGTCGCCAGTTATGTAGCAACAACGCCGAATTTATTTTTCATTGCGTTACTTTTGTCGATTTCTTTTGGTTTTTCACTTTGGCGTTTAACTTTATATACGCTGTTATTTGACGTTGCGTTTTTTGTAATTCCATTACCATATACGCCAAGTATAAAATTATCATTGTCTTCAAATAATTCCGGAAAAACACGTGTCATTGGTTTATCTACGATAAATAACAGGTTATCACCAGACAACAATTGTCGGTATTCTTGTATATTTAAATTTCCGTAAAATTTATCAAGTAAATAATGCGGGTCTGGTGCAGGTTTTATATTTTTTTTGAAATCATACACCTTGCTATAAATTTTATTTAATAATTGGTATCTTTCAAATTTAATAGAATCATCTATATTCTCGTCAAATAAAAACGCTACAGCACATTCTGGACGACAAAATGACCCATATCCGTCAATTTTCGATTCGTCTTCACATTTGGGTATATAACAAGCATTGTTGTCGAATTCACACGTACACCAGAAACAAGCAGATGTTTTACCATTCATCTCGCCATTGTATAATAGATTCTTTTGTTCTTTCAGTTTTGAGTTCAATTCCTTAATATTTATTTTTACATTGTTATTTGTTTCTATATCACGACCACATGTTTTGATTTTGTTATTCTCAATACACTGAGAACACGTGTGAGTGTTCGCGTTACCGTCGTTGTATGCATCAAAATATTTAGATTTATCATTATCTTGATATGAAGTATATACATTCTCTTCTAGAATGTCGTATGTTTTAATTTCAGGAGGCATTTTTGGGTTATAATCTAGGATATTTTTCGATGTTATCTGGTCATCGATCTCTGAAATATTACATTTTAAATGTAATATAACATTTTCTGGTGGTAATATCTCATTGGCGTTATTGTCTTCTTTGTTTGATAATTTACCACCTTTTGGTTTTCTACCACGTTTTTTGGGTACAACTAATTCCTTTTCTGCCGTTTCCATTTCGCTTTTTTTTCTTCTACCTCTTCGTTTTTTTTGTGGTTCAGCGTTCATTTATAAGAATATTAACCAAATTATTTTAAATCATTTTATAAATTAGTTTTTTTGATATGTAAAAGGTGTATTGTGTAGTTTTCTGAATTGTTATTCAAAGGTGTATACAATTGAGAGTATGAAATCTCCAATAGTGTAAACTATATAAAATATTAATTATACTAATTAGCAATGACATCTCGAGAACACATTCCTTGGGTAGAGAAGTATCGTCCGACCGAATTCAAAAATATAGTATTAGACCCAATTAACAAACGATTATTTGAAAATATACTAACCCACGATTATTTCCCCAATATATTACTTTACGGACCACCAGGTACAGGTAAAACTACTACAATAGTAAATCTAATAAATAGTTATCAGAAGAAATATTACCGCGTAAACAATCAACAAGTCATTCATTTGAACGCATCTGACGAAAGGGGTATAGATACAATAAGAAACCAAATACACTCATTTGTATATTCTAACAATTTATTTGAAAAGGGTTGTAAATTTGTAATCCTCGATGAAGTTGATTGTTTAACAAAAAACGCACAACACGCACTAAAAATTCTACTACATTCTTGTCCACAAACTGTGAAAATATGTTTGATTTGTAACTATATTAGTAAAATAGAACGCTCATTGGTAAGTGAATTTATTTGTATTCGTTTCAATCAACTGCCTCTAAATAAAATAAAGGCGTTTGTTAAAAATGTAGCGAATTGTGAAGATATAAAAATGAAGAATGAAGACATAGATACGTTACATTACATTTTCAGGTCTGACATTCGTAGCATTGTTAATTTTATGCAGTTAAATCAAAACTTGGAAAAAGCAGAATGGAAGAATAAGATGTTGAATGATGTTGTATTAAATAAAATACACGAACTAATTTTTATATCGAATAGAGATTGCGATGAAGTCACTAAATATATACACGATTTGAGCATTCAATGTAACATAGACAAAAAAACGATTGTCATAGATTATTTCAATATGATAATACGTAGTAAAAAAATCACATTAACGCTCGACTTTATTGGTTCTATACAGCAGATAGTTCATAATAACCAATTACAGTCGTTTGAAATGTTGAAATATTTTTATTACAACATGCAAATGTTTACGTCGTCGAACGATTAGTACTTCTCAATTCGTTGTTTCAGGAATTTTATAAATTCGTTAGGCGGACTATTTGAGAATGATGAAAAGTCGAATTGTTCTCTTGATACGTTGTCGTATTTTGATTTTTTTGTTATAGGAATATTCATTGTTTTTTCCAATTTATTGTGATATTTTCGTTGAGGCAACTCTCTTGGCATATCATTTTCGATTTGTTCCATTGCCTTATATAAATAATACGAATATAATAAAAAATGAAAGTTTTATTAATAAAATTGAATAACTTAGAAAGTAATGTGTTCTTTAAGTATATAACACAATACAATGAATATAGATATTAACTCTGAGTGGGAAACCTATATAAATGAAATAGAAAGTGGTAGTACTCCAATTTTAACGGACCGCATAGAAAGACATCTATCAAATATAGATGCCATTCAATATAATACCATCGCATATAGTCCTAAATGTTCTGAATTAAATATATCAACTCAGACTAAGGTGGTGTATTTATCACAAGATATAGATATATACAATATATTTTGGTTGATACCTGTTGTATCGTATTCCAAACCAGAATCAGGAATAATAAAAAAACAAATAAAACTCGTCTCTAATAGTCGCGAGGAATTTGATGAAAATAAAAAAAAGATGGAGAGTATCGAATATTATAATGAACATATTATTAAACAGATTGACAATCCTACAGCTAGGCGCATAAAATTTAAAGACGAACGAAAGATAACCGTGGGTCTTTCTAGAAAAGATATTATTAACTCGAGAGGCAAAATTAAGAATGCGTTCTATAATTGTTTCGCCATTTGTATTCGTTTCAACTATAAAGGAAGTTTTAGAGAAATGCACGTTAAAGTCTTTAATACGGGTAAGTTGGAAATACCTGGTATTACTGATAGCGACATTGTTGGTATAATCAAAACAATTATTATAAGTATTTTACAGCCACACATTTCAAATAAATTGTCTTTCGACGATTCTTGTGGCATAGGCAACGTGTTAATTAATTCGAATTTCACATGTGGATATACCATTGACAGAGATAAATTACAAAATATATTGAAAAGTGCTAAATATAATATAGAAACTGCATACGACCCTTGTAGTTACCCAGGCGTGAAGTGTAAATATTACTATAATAATGAATTAACAAAGAGTGAACAAACTGGAACAATGATGAAGGCCGATGATGGTTTGACTATGGAACAATTGTCTAAAAGTAGTAAGTATACAGTGGTATCGTTTATGATATTTCGAACAGGCAGTGTTTTAATTGTAGGTAATTGTAGTGAAGAGGAACTAAACTATATTTATATTTTCATAAAAGGTATATTAGAGAATGAGTATGAAGAGTTATTTGTCATGGCTGAACCACAAATTACCAAAGTCAAGACATTAAAAATCCGAAAACGTAAAATTGTAGTAAATAACGAATTGTTTTCTAAATACGCTTCCGAACACATCTAAATAACTACAAATGTTATATTTAAACCATTGGTAATTTAAAACGCTGTTTTTCTATATATTTATTCAAAGGTGTACATAGTGAATGCCCTCACACAAAGCAAATATTATAAGATTACAGCAATTAAGTTTCATTTAGAAAACGAGAGTTCCTTTGTAAATACATTTTCAATAATTTATGTAGTGAACTGGATGAACCATTTACAAAACTACGCGGTGTAGTAGATCAACATCAACGCACTGGGGGTTCATAAAAGTAGGTTGTTTGTTTCGTAATAATTATTATTTTTATTCTTCATCGTAAGAAATATATGTGAGATTAATATATATATAAACATAACACAAGTGTATTTATAATGAATGACCCTTATATTCACATAGAAGAAAATTTAATATCAAAAGAATTATGTAAGGATATTGTAGATATTTTTGACAATTGCAAAAAAATAAGAGATGCGAAAACCATCGGTGGGGTGAATAAAAATATTTTATTAGCAACGAGTTGTAGCAATTGCGATTTATACGACAATCCGGAATGGAAACAAATAAATAGTTTTATAATTAACGAAACAACAAACGCTTTAAAACGGTATATTGCTAAATTAAATAATAGATTTATTGATCACGCTGCGTTTAA